AACAGCCTTATTCATTTTTACATAGGTAATGTATTCATTAATTGACGTGCCTGTCTTGGCTTTAAACAGCTTTCCGACATAATTCGGCGAATATACAAAATGGCTTGCCACGTCCTTTATTGTTATTTTCTTGCTGTTCTTTTTTATTCTTTTTACCTTCAAATATTTTATTTGCTATAGCAATAATGTTTTCTCTACCTTTGGAGCCACTAAGTATAGCATCAATAGCCTTTTTACCATTATCTTGCAGTTCTCTTGACCCTATAACAGCTGCATTTTTTGTAATAGTTGGTTGTGGTATTTCTTTAAAATTTCCATCATCCCATATTTTCCAAGAGTTGCTATTTTGATCAAATAAATACACAGGTATACCTCTTTGTATACCTCTTATCACAGCATATGCTGTTCCACCTTTAACAAATCCATCATTATCTAAAGTACTTATTGCAAATATTGCATCTGCATCATCTGCCTGCATCATACTTCTTCTAACAAGTTTACCAACATAGGTATTTTCATTCAGTACTTTTCTACCAAGTATTTTTACAACTTCTAGATATTCTTTTTCAAATTTTTCTTTCAATTCTTTTGGTAGATTATCCCAGTCTGATGTAGTATAATGCACTACCTTAATACCAGCTTTATTAGCCACTTCTCCCCAATAAGTATCTGCACCTTTTGCTCCCCCAGAATAAAAGGTTGCTTCTTTTGGATTAAAAGGTAGTTTATACCCTTCAGTCTTAGAAGATTGAGCAGTTTCAGGTTGTAAAGGAGTACCTTCTTTCTTGGTATTTTTACTTATAATAGAAACAGTATCTGTAGCTCTTGATACAGCTACATACTCTAATTGTTTAAGTATAGTGTTTTCTATACCTTTACCTAAAAAGTCACTCCATTCATCTAATTCAGAAGTATTCTGTACTTTTGCTATATCATCATCATCTATAAGAACATTATCAAAAGTAGAACCTTGCGATTTATGTACAGTCATAGCATAACCATAGTCTATAACTTTATTTTGCAAAGTATTACCTTTATCATCTATTATATCATCATTTACAAATAAAAAACTATCTAAATACTGGATTTTTGCTAGTATTGCATTTGCTAATTTTTTATTTCCTCTATTTTCTCTCCATTTTTTCCATAATTTCTTTTTTTCTTCAGCTACGGTAATAGCCGCTAATTTATTTTTTTGATTTGTTTTTATATCTATAAAATTAAAAGTATTTGCTTTTTTAGATGAATTAATTAGTGTAATAGGGACTGCACTAAATTCAACAGTAGTGTCTGATAATTGTACAGAAATAGATTTTTGTTCCTTTACATCAGTAACAGTATAAGCTTCTGAATTTACTAATGCATAGCTGCCAGTTCTCCAATCATATCCCATATTTGTATAACCCATCATAGGTTCTCCAACTCTAGGTATCATTGTTTTGTATCCTAGTACACTCCTTGTGAGGTCATTGTAATAAGCAACCATCTTATTAGTGTAGGCTAATATTCTAAAATAATTTGGATTATCTTTTATTTTAGTAGCAAAATGTTGTATAATCTTTTTTATAGAATCATGATTATTACTTTTAATATATGCCACACCTTTTCCTTCTTTATTAAAAGAAGATTCTTCTGACAATCCTTTATTATTACGAAGAGCTGTAGCTTCTTTAAGTATAGCATTATCCCCAGTTCTTTCTACCTGAGTTAATGTTACTACCTTACCATTATTATTTGTAAAGACTTTAGAAATATTATTCTCTTTGACAGGATTTAACTGAGCACTATCACCTACATATATAATTTTTAAATTAAAATCTTTTGCTATTTGATTTATAGTATTGTAATTATTAGTATTAATCATTGATGCTTCATCTATGACTACTACAGTACCCGGATAAATGCCATTTTTTGCTAAATTGCTAAGATCTAATTTGTTTACTAGATTTTTAACATTATAATCTTCTTTTGAAGAATCTAGCTCAACCATTATTCCAAATGCTTTATTCAAAGTGATAGCTTTAAATCCTGTTTTTTTTACTTTCTCAGAAAGAACAGCTGCTGCTTTGTTAGTTGATGCACTAAAAACTATATTTACACCATCTTGTGTACATTTGTCAGCAACCATTTGCATTAATGATGTTTTTCCAGTACCAGCATAACCACTAAGAGTCATTGTTGTTGCATCTGATTTAATAAAGTCACTTATAGTGTTTAATGCTTCTTCCTGCTGTTTATTAGGTTTAAATGAAGCATCTACTTTAATACCATCATTAAATGTAAAATATGTAGGAGTATTGCTTAAAATAGTTTCTTTTTCTTCTGTTTTGTCTTCTAATCTTTGCCCTGTTTCTGCATCTATAATATCTCCTCTTGTATTTACAATATAATTTTTATTTTTATATTCTACAACTACTGCTTTATTTAGTAATACATCAAGATTAAAAAGTATTTTATTTCTATCAGGACCTTCTTCTGCAAATACTTCTCTACCTTCTGTATTATATATTTTAGTTCCTTTTACAATATATTCTTGTTGTATTTCCCCTTTTGGAGTATATTTGATTTTATATCCCTCTTTATCTTGAGACTCCTCTGCATTTTCTATAGGAGAAAAACTATTAGGCTGTACTGTTTTTTTACTTTTTTTTGCTATAGCTTCATTTAACTTTTCACTAAATTCAGATATTTGATCATCAGTAAAATCCCTTAAAAATATTTTTTTTCTGGTGTATACATCTATTATAGTACCTTTATCATCAATAACATATTTTTGGTTATTATATTCTACTATCCAAGCTTCTCCTTTTGAAATTTTATAATTCATTAATATAAAATCTCTTTCAGGATTGCCTTTTTTAAATACTTCATTACCCTCCTCATCTGTAATGATGTACTCACCAGAAGTATTCTGCATTATTAAAAATTTTTTCTCTTCTCCTCCATATTTAAATGGTACTACTCTAGCATCTTTAAATCTTGAATCTATGTCTTCAATTTGTTTAGCCATATAATCATCTAATTCTTTTTGTGAAGGCATAGTATCTTTTATAAATACACCTAGTTTTGCTCTAATAAATCTTTCTGTAACATATTTTTTATCTTTATATTTAGATAAAAAATCTTCAATTACCCCTTGTGGGATTACCTTACATTCTATTTTACTCATATTAATATATATTAATTATTAATTAAATATCAAATATAAATTTTAGTGCTAATATAGTAAAAAGAAATAAATTATACAATAGTTTTAATAAAAAAGTAGGGCAGTAATAATTAAATATTACTACCCCATAAATAAAAAATTAAATAGGTTTTAAATATAAAATAATCATTAATATATAATTAATAAGTACTAAAGATAATAATTATCTTTGAAATATTTATATAGAGAATCTAATAATCTGTGCATTTCAGGATGTGCTTTTCCTGTTTTATCTAGTACTCTTAAATCAAATAAATGTTTCCAATCTTCTATAAAACCAGTTACTACTATCTCTGTTTTAGTACAAAGAGGTAATATATCTCTACATTCTTGTGCTTTAAAATCTTTAGATAACTTCATATAGTTATTTTCTACTGTTGCTAAGTAATTATAAAACTCTTTTTTGGTTTTAGTATCAGCATTTTTAACCCAAAGGGGTTCTATAAAAGATAACTCATTACCAAATTTATCTTTAGAATAATTACAATATCTTGATGATTCTTGAGCAAAACTCATAGTTCTATGTCTAACTAGTTCATTAGCAATGGCTCTATCAGTTATAAATCTAACTGTTGGTCTAATTTTATCTATATTAGGTGTAGGATTATATAACTTTAAATCATCTAATCTACCTAGCTCTTGTAATACTCTTAAATTTGATATAACTGTATAGTTACCATTTATATCTAATCTGCATATAGAATAGTGATTACAACCATAATCTGCTTCATAAGAATAGGGAAACTTTAATGATACTGTTCCAAATTCTAGCATAGCATAGTGTTTATGTTTTATAAGATTATCTACAAATCTTTTATAGGAATCTTCAGTTATACAATCAGAGGATTTATAGCATGTTCTTCCTACTTTTTCTATTTGTTTATAGATACCTTCTACTCCTTTTTCTTGTTTAATTATTTCCCATGATGGCTCTAAAAGTTTCATATTTTCTTTAGTATAAATGTATAATCATTGTTGATTTTTTCAATAACAGTATCCTTGTCTATTGTAAAACCGACACTTAGAAAAGGACCCCCTTCTGGATCTACTGCTAATATACCTTTATTATCTTCTGTATATATATGTCTGGTATAATTAGAATTTCCAGTATCTAGAGCATATTCATTGTTATTTATCTGTATTAATCTTACTTTATAATTATATCTATTATATAAAGTATATTCTTTTTTAAATTTACTCATATGGTTCTAATGTGTAGTGTTTTACTTGTATATTAGGTAATTTAGTAATTAAAGTATTATAAGCATTACTATAAGAAGTTCCTAATACTGTTACTTCTGTTGTTAAATTAAACACATTAATTGTAAAAATAAACTTATTCATCTTTAATATATAATTTACAATGGCATATATTCCTTTCCCTAAAATCAGTACAAGGACAATGGGGGTCTTTTGATTTATTATCACAGATACACTTATTCCCATTTTTCTCTATTAATCTTGTAATATTATCTACTATTTTTTCATTAGGATTTAGGTGGAATCCTTCTTTTTCTACATAATACATTACATACCTCCTACTTCTAATATAGCTCCTCCAATAGATAGCAAAGATAATGCTGTGGATGCTGCATTTTGTACAGAATTAAGTATTACTAATTTAGGGTCTATAATATAAGAATTTATTAAGTTACATTTCTTCATATTTTTAAAATCAAAGCCTTGCATTTCTTTAATATTATCATATGAAATTTCAGCATTTTGACATTGTTTGATTAAAGGCTCATAAAGAACAGTATAAAAAGGATTATTTTTAATTTTATTAGCAATATCTCTATATGCAAAACCTCCACCTTTTACTACACCTCCATTTAAAGCAGCTTTAACAGCACAAACAGCATCTTCTACTCTATCATACTTTTCTTTTATTTCCGACTCTGTTAATCCGCCTACTTTAATTACTGCTAATTTACCTAATAACTTTGCCTTTCTTCTTTCTAAAGATACTAAAATTGGATCATTATTTTCTTTGGCTAATTTGATTTGTTGTGTTAATTCTTCCTCTCTTTCTTTAAGACTTTCTATATTATTATCTATATATATTACAGTATCAGAAAAAGAAGATATTACTTTTTCACAATGACCTAATTCATTAGGGCTAAACATTCTTATATTATTAAGAAGTTTAGCACCTGTAACAGCACAATAGTCTCTTAAAGTATCTTCTTTATTACCTACCCAACCTTGGTTTTTAATAAGCAGTACTGAAGAATTACCTTGATAATTATTCCTAATTACTCCTCTTATTACTTCTTCTCCAAAATCATTAGCTATAAGTAATAATGGTTTTTTCTGCTCTATTGCATGCTTCATAATAGGCATAATGTCTTTAAAATAAGGAATAGTATTATTTACAACTACTACTAAAGCATCAGTATATTTACATTCCTTTCTGACTTTATCAGTAAAGAAATCTGATGATATAAGTCCTGTATTAAATAAAGCACCTTCTATACAATCTACAGTATCTTTTTGATGGTCAGTTAATTCAAATAGCACAACTCCACTACTTCCTGCTTTTATAAAAGCATCTTTTACTATTTCTCCTATATAATCATCATTATTTGCAGATATAGTAGCAATACCTTTTATATAGTCAATATCTTTATATGTTATTACTTTGCTATCTTTTTCTAATATTTTTGCAGTACTATCTACTAAATCCCCTAATAATTCTTTTACTTCCAATAGTGTATTAGTTTTAAGCATTTCTACTCCTTTTTTATAAAACCCACTAGTCAATATAGTAGTAGTTGTAGTACCATCACCTGCTTCTTTTGCAGTTTTTTCTGCTGCTTCTCTTACTATAGATATAATAGCATTAATAATAGGGTCTTCATCCTGCAATTTTTTAGCTACTGATACACCATCTTTTGTAATAAATGGTTTACCCATATTATCAGTAAGCATTATAGTCCTTCCTCTTGGACCCAAAGTTAATGAAACATAACCATTTATCTCATCTACTCCTTTTCCTATTAATTGTTTTATCTCTTTAGTTTTAATCATTTTGTTCTAACATATTTATTTTTTCATTTATATAGAAAATAGCTTTCTTTAAATCTTCTATTTCTTTTTCTCTATCTTCTAGACCCTCTTCTCTTTTTAATCCTGCTCTCCAAAGATATTTTATAGCATTACCTATACAAAAGTCTCTATATTTTACAATTTCTATACACTCTACCCCACTAAGGTCTTTATAATAATTAGGGTGATTAACTCTTTCCATTTTCTATTGTTTTTAGTATATCTTCTTTAGTCATTAAGCCTTTATGTGTAGCATAAGGTATAGTATCATTATCTTTATAGAATTCAAGATATGGGATATTAACTATTCCTTTTTCTTCTATAACATCTTCATTTTTATCTATATCAATCTCTTCAAATTCTACACCACTATCTTTTAAATTTATAGTAGTGGCTTTACAAGGAGCACACCATTCTGCTCCATATTTTTTTACTTTTACCATATTATTTATTTTTTCTTTTATTAATAATATCTTTAAGTTCATAATAAGATATAGGGTAATAATTATTATTATCTACTCCTACATCATACTGCTCTGGATAGCACAATTTTAATCTATCTAAATCTAAACTTGTAGACTTAGGACCAGAATGCACATGTCCATATAACTGAATAAAGTGTCTATAATCATAACATAAAAAAGGAAAATGATTAAGATAAATACCTGTATTATCTATATTTATTTTTAATTGATTAGTTCTATAATAAAGTAAATTATCATAATCCTTTCTTAAATTTCTGGCATCATGATTACCCATAATTAACACTATATTACCATTTAGTTTAGAAAATATTTCATACCATAATTTTGAACCACCAAATATGAAATCTCCTAAATGATATACTATATCATCTTTTTTTACTTTACTATTCCAATTATCTATTAAAACTTGATTCATTTCTTCTACTGATTTATAAGGTCTGCTGCAATATTGAATTATTGCAGCATGACCAAAATGAGTATCAGAAGTGAAAAATGTTTTATTAGGTGAAGGACTTAATATTTTTTCTATATTATCTACCATAATGCAAATATAATAAAAAATAATAAAAGAAACAAATTAATGTATCCAATGATCTCCTATAGCTGCTTCTGCTGGGATAGGTAAAGATTTACAAAATATAGTAGCTGCTTGTTCCATAATAGTTTCAAGAGTTTTTGGAAATTGTTCTATTTCTTTAGGATATTCACAGCATATTTCATCATGGACTACTGCACATATTTTAACTTTATTAAATAAATTATTATTTATAATCCAATTAAATAAATTTATAGTCGCTAGTTTAATTATACAAGAACCAGTACCTTGTGTTACATAGTTTAAAGCATGTCTTTCCCATTCTGAACCTGCTTTAAAATGTATTTTTACTTCTTGTTCTATTATATCACCAGTTCCCTTATGATTTAATTTATAATCACTCCAACTCCAAGATGATGATCTATATTTATCCTCTATTTCTTTCCATTTCTTCCAATCCCACCAATAAGTTTTATGTTTTGTTATAGGATTAATCAATATATAACCATGTTCTTTTACAAATTTAGAACCTTTATTTTTAAAAGCTGTAACACCAGTAAAACCTTTATCATAATAGTCAGAAAATTTCTGAGCTTCTTCTAAAGAACAACCTAAAGAACCAGCAATAGCATGTGCTGAACCTCCAAATTGCTTTGCGCTTTTATTAATTATTAAACTTTTTCTCAATGTCTTTTATTATTTGCTCTTTTGTTTCTATATTTAGATTATTAATCATTTCTTCAGTAAACTGAGTTAATGGTTCTGTTCTAAATTTCTGTTCTAATATAAATCTAGCAAAAGTAGCTTCTTCTTTTGTTTTATAACAAGGAGAATGATATTGTTTGTTATCTACCCTAAAGTAAGCAGAAAATTTACCATTTTTATGTTCTTCTACACCCTTAATATTTAATTTATTATAAGGATGTCTATTAGAAGAATTTAAAGAATTATCACAAATTCTTAGGTTACTTTTTCTGTTATCTTTAATATCTAAATTAATATGGTCAACTTGTTGTCCTAGTTTAGCATTAGTGATTAACCTATGTAATAATATACTAGTTTCTTTTGTTCTTGCATAGCCATATTTATTAGAAGACCAATGGTATTTACTTACTAATGGGTAATCTTCAGCATCTATAATATAAGTTGCATCTTTATAGTAAGATGGTGCTTTATAAGTATCAAATTCTACTGTATCATTACCAATAAATCTAAACTCATTAGTATCAAATTTATTTCTTGGATTGGTGTCAAGAAAATAACCATATTTTTCCAGTTGACATTGATGTTTTCTGCAGTATTTAGATGAGTGATTACCATTATGCTTTCTCCCACATACTGCACAATAATATTCTTTCATAATTTTAATAATTTAAAATAAAATGGACTATTCCTTTATCATATAATAGTGTTTACTATTACTTAGATAGGCATTAGTAGTCTCTAGGGTGGTATAATACCGCCACGGTGTTAGGGTTTAATCTTTCGCCGTAATTTGCCTTTTGTTTATAAAAATTTCTTTTTATAGGAGTCCGCAGTTGAACTCCACTGATTTTACTTTTTTTCTTAAATCTGGTCTTACTTTTTTAATATCTTTTATTTCTACATCTTTTAATTCTTCAGCAAAAACCATTTTTGCACAAAGAGAATGCATATCACCACTTCCCTCTAAGAATTCTTTTAGCATTGTAGGTTCTTGGTATATATCAGCCCCCAAACGACTTTCTAGAGCACTGAAATCGCAACTTACAAACTTATTATTTTCTTCTGAAGTAAAAGCTCCTCTTGTAGCATCATCTGCAGGTAATTGTTGCATATTAGGATAAGCACAATTTTTAGGATTAATCTTTTTTAGTTTTGCTAAATCAATATTTGATTGTCTAGAACCACTAGACATTCTACCAGTAACTGTTCCTAATTGTTTATATATTGTATGCATTCTATTAGTGTTAGGATTAATAGCATTAAGATGCCCTTGACCAAAAGAAGATACTACTTTAGAATATTCTTTATAACTAAAATATAATTTAAGAAATTCATCATTTATACCTTTTTGTGTAGATAATGATTTTTCAAGAACACTGTCTTTATCTTCTCCTGTCTTTTTATCTTGAACTGTTGTATTAAATCCTAATTTTTTAGCTACTTTTATTACTTGTTCTGGACTATCCCAATTAATAGTACATTTAGGAGATGTATCAAAACCAGTAAATAAATCACCTTGTAGGTTAATATATGTAAATTCTTTTAATAATTCACTATTAATAACAAAATTATTTAATAATTCCTGTGCTTCTTTTAATTGAATACTGTCATTATACATTTTTTCTTTCCATTTAGTTTGGTCTAAATGTATACCACACCATTCAAGATAAGCTATAGCAGGTACAAAGTTATTTTCTAGTTCTGCAGCTTTTAAAAGCTCTTGATTTTGTAAATCAATTATTTGACTTTCCATTATTTTCTCTAGATAAGTAACATCTCCAGCTGAATATTGAATTACATTACTATCTAATCCTCTCCATATAATTTCACCTCTAATTGTTTTATCTATATTAACATGTAATCTTCTATCTGCTATACTTTTTAAAGAATAAGATATTATACCTTGGGGATATCCAAGGTATAATAACTGTTCTGCTATCATAGTATCATATACTTTAATAGGAATGATACCATAATTATATAAAAATTGTAAATCAAATTTAAGATTTTGCCCTATAATAAGATGCGTTTCTAGTATTTCTTTATATTCTTTAATATCAATAGTTGTTGTATCTATTACTATTCTAATATCTTTAGCATCATTACCAAACTGGATACATAAAACATCATTAATATGAGCATCTCTACCATTAGTTTCACTATCATATTGTAATCTACCACATGAATTCAATAATTCTTTTGATTTTTCTACAGATATTATAGTATAATAATCAGATTTAAACAGCTCTTGATTATTAGTAACTAAATAAATCATGGTTTATAAATTTTAAAATCATTAAAATCTAAAGTAAATCCAAAGTGTGCTAAAAAATCAGTGCCTATTACTCCTACTACTGGATTATTATTTATCTTTATAGTACTTAAAGCATCCTTTATATCTAAAATCCAAAAGTCAAATTCAAAAGATTCTTTATTAAAAGTAAAAGGTATTTTTGAATATTTAGCTGATAAATTACCTGTTGCAGTAGCAATAGTAGCAGTTGATTTTGTTGTCTTTTTTCCTTTTAATTCTGTTAATACTTCTGGTGTAATATAAGAAGAATTGGCACCTGTATCTATCAGAAAATAATATTCTTTATTATTATTAATTAACTTTAAATGGGCAACACCATCACTACTCTTAAATGTGTCTATAAAAGACTCTGAGTTTCTCCTTTTTTTGAAGAGATCATAAAGCAATACAATGCTTAAGGAAGTAAAAAATATTAAACATAATGTTAATGTAACCATATAAATTATTTCTTTCCAGTACTACCAAATCCACCACGATTCTTGCCATTTAAAGAATCTACATATACTATCTTAATACCATTAGAGAATAACCATTTAATCTTTTGCCATACAGTTGCTTTTTGTGATAGCATTATTCTAAATTGTGCTATTCTAGTATTATTTTCTATATTTCCATCTACCATACATCTAGCAGAGAATTTCCAAATATCATCATTACCACAATAGGAATTATCTATAATACCCATAGAATTTCTAAGTTCTATTCCTAATTTAGGTGTAGAGCTTCTTGGTAATACCCAAGCTTCATAACCCTTAGGTAGTTCTATTGCAACACCTAAATCTAACATTTTGTTTTCAAATGTTACAATCTTTTTACTTTTCTTTGTTTCTATTACTTTAGAAGTAATAGTAGGAGCAGTAAGAGTAATGTCTTTTTGCATATATAAATCAATCCAATCTCCTTTAGGATTTATTATAATTTTCTTTGCTCCTTCACTTGTTTTTACTTTTATTTTAATTTTCATATTTTTTATATAAATAAATTGGTTTAAGTTTATTATTCTCTATTTTAAATAATTGTTGATTCGTTGTTTCTTTATCAAGTCCTCCTAGTTCTTTTATATAAGGACCTGTTTTAATATAATCTAATATATCTATAAAAATAGAAGGTATATTGGGGAGTATTTCCCCAGTATACCATGCTAATTTTATATCTGGATAAGCTTCTTTTAGTTGTATAAATAAATTATAAAGAGAATCTAAATCAGAATTACCACCCATCATACAGATACAAGTAATTAATTTATTTTTCTTTAATTCTTCAGTAATACATTTTAAAGTTAGCTCTTTTCCTATATCTTTCCATAAGAATTTAGAGTGACATCCTTTACAGTGTATTTTACAATTAGTTATATTTATAGCTAATGTTATTTCTTCAGGTATCTCTCTAAATACCATGTCCATTGTAAGATACTTAAGCATCTTTATTAGGCATAAGATATAACATTAATACACCAAGTACTTGAAGAAATACACCTGAAAGTATACCTAGTAAAGCATCCTTTTTACTACTGTCAGTTATTTTTTTCTTCATTGCTACATTCCTACCCCAATATCCAAATAGGGCAGCTATACATAAATAAAATAAACAAAATAACATAATTTATACTATTTAATAATTATTTACCATGGAATACTCTAGTTTTCCATTCTTCTAATCTACCTTTACTATAACTCTTTATAGGCACTAAGTATCCAATACTTTTATACTCAATGTTTCCATTTATTTAATAAACATTTACTTATAATATCTTTTTGATCCTGAGTTAAAGAATCTATTACTTGTTATCTTACACTGGTATTTTGATATATTTCCACATTAAATCTTTGCTCCATTATATATCTTGCAAAGATTGCTTCTGCTTCAGTTTTATACCAACTAGAGTAATATCTTTTACCATTTAATTGTAATTCCGCATGCCAACATGAAGGGTTTCTTTTTTCATTTTTATATACACCTTTATAAAGAGAGAGACTCTCTCTTTTTCTAGTATTATATAGTTGTTGCTTTCTATTTGATATGCGTAAATTAAATTTTCTATTATCAGTAGAATCAATATTAATATGATCAATTTCACCAATAGGATTTCCTAAAACTAATCTGTGAAAATAGATATGTTGTTTATGTTTTGTAGTGACTAAATAATATGATTTAATATTTTTACCTTTTATAATGCACTGCCATTTATATGCATATATTATAGGCAAATCTTCTTTATCAAATTTAAATGTTTTTAGCACATTACCAAATTGATTATAGGTATCTATTTCACAATAATGCTCTAAAACACGGACTTCATTTTTATCAAATACAGTTCTAGAATTAGAGCACATAATTTTTCCATATTTTTTAACCTATAAGTAATGCTTAAAACACATATTACTATGTGAATTAGTGTGCATTTTTCCACACACTGGGCATATTTTTTCTTTCATATGTTAATATAAGTAATGTTTGAGAATAGACCATACCATCATCATTTTCAGATGCCTCTTGGTGGTCGTTGAGGGCTTCTATTTCTAGCTATCCCTGCTGATTATCCATTGTTGCATTCTTAAAATTTTTACACTTTGGTATTTAAGACTTTAGGAACTTCCAGCATATTCGAGGTTTGCATTATATATTTCTATATATGGGGCTATTGTTAACTAACCCTGTCATAAAGAGTTACTTTATCACTATTACATTTAGGGCATCTAGCAAATGGTTTTTTTGCTATAAAACCACAATCATCACACTCACAATTTGGAACATTAAATGTAAAATAGTTACAGCCTACTTCTGCTGCAAATTGTAGTATTTTTTCATATTGTTCTTTATCTAAATGTTCAGATAAATTAATATGGCATGCTGATCCACCATCTAATTGATTGTTAGCAAATTGTGTACTATGTAATATTATTTTATCTGTTATACTAATTTCTGTATCATTAGGTTTAAATATATAAGAAGCATAAAGATTAGTATCTGTAGGTACCCAATATCCATCTTCTTTATCTCTATTATATAGTTTAATAGCAGCAGATTCTGCAGGTACTAGTTCTGTATTAAACATAGTATTCTCTGTTTTGTGCTTAGTATTTTCTTCTTTAATAGTAGAGAATATAAAAGAACAAAACTCTTTATAGTCTTTATTATTATTACACTGAATTCCAATAAATTCTGCAGCTTGATTTAAACCATTTATACCAATAGTTAAATACTGTTTATCTAAGTTTATAAAACCTGCTTTATATGCATTAAGAAGATTATTATTATATGCCCAATGTAACATATCATTATAAGCAGTATGATAAAGATATACTCTATTAAGAATATTAATAATACTATCTTTTATATTCTTCTTGAGTGTTTCTTTATTTTCATTTACCCATTCTGATGTTGGTTTTTCTCCTTTATTTTTACCAGTAGAGTTTAAATAACAATCTTGAATTATCCTATTTAAATTTAATGTTATTACATTTTTACTTCCAGTCATTATACCAATCTGACCATTAGTAGTTGTAAACTGATTAGATGTAATAGAGTTTCTTAATCTACAATTATGTGTATTTAAACCATTAGCTAAAGTAAAATAAGGCATATTTTGATTACTACATTGAAAGCAATAAATATCTTTATTATAATCTATTTTTTCAATAGACTCAACCTTCCAATAAGCGGCACAGTCTGTATTTTTTAAATAAAATGTATCTTTAGTTACTATTTCTAGACATTGAATTGGGGTGTTTTTATAATCTACAAAATCATAACTAACAGTCTGAATACCTAAAGAAACACATAAAGCTTCTACTTTAGTAAACAAATCTTTATTTTTAGTAGAAAAGAAAGGATGATTATCATCTGTAACAGCAGTAAATAATCCTTCTATAATACCTCTTCTAAACTTTTCTTGTTGATAAAGACATTCTATTTTAAGAGAGTAGTTATTAACAAGAGTATCACTTGGTTCATACTTAATCCATCTTGAGATAAATTTATATATAGGGTTATCTTTGCATTCTACTATACATCCTCCCTTTGTTGGTTGTTTATATATAAAATTACCTAAAGTAGATAGAGTTTCTTTATATTTATTCCAAGTAACAACATCAAGATTAAATGCTATTTCTTTATAAGCACTTTTATCTATTAATAGTGGTTTATCAAAAGTACCTCTTGTTAAACATAATCCTAACAATAAACCAAAAGCATATGATAAATGATTATCTTCTGTTCCAAGTAATACTTTGTTATTAAACTCCAAATAATCAGTTGTTGTTAAGTCTTTTGTTTCTTTTTCTCCATCTAATGTAAGATTTATATGATTGTCGCTCATAATAAATTCTCTATTATTAGCAGTAACAACTTTATACATTTTTCTATTAGGTAATTTAATAACTTTACCTTTTATCCATTCTCCATTATAAAGAGTTTCAATTTCATCTTTAATATCAAATTCCCATAGTTTCTTAAAAGGTGTTATATTTACTTTATTTTTGTATCTCCATATTATCTTAGTATCACCATTAAAACAACAAGAACTAAGACTATCTACACTATTAGAATTATATATAAAGAATGAATTACCTTCAGCTAACTCTTTACATATAAAATCTTTAGTTTGTTTATCTTTAAAATCATTATTTTCAGTAAGACAAGCATAACTAACTACTGGGAAAGTAAGCATACATTTTAATCTTTCCTGATTGAACCAGTGGAGAAAATGTTGCTGTAGCCAATTAAAAGATTCCCAATGAGGTGCTGTTCCATCTGGAAAATAGAAACTACTAAACATACCCTCAAAGAAATACTTATCAAATAAAGAGAAGTTAGTAAAAGGACACTGAGCACCTCTACTACTTGCTACTTGATTAATAGAATAAACTATTTGTTGAAGGTATTGGTCTATTTGTTGTTCTATTGTTTTCTTATTTTTTACAATATCAGAAGAGATAAGCTTATCAACATTAAGATAATAATCCTCTCCCCATTCTATTTCACAGAATCTATTAAAATACAATAATACTTCTGGTGTAGCTACAGCACCTTTAACCTCTGAAGCCAATGCAAATATAAGATTAATATATATACCACAGAATGATTCAAGAGATTTAGGAACAGCTGATTTACCACCTAAATCTTTTAATCCATTTAATAGAAATGGATACATTGATACTGCCATACAGTATGGCATCATTACTTGTGAAGAAGAATCATGAGCATAAAGAATTGATTTAAAGTCCTTTTCCATTTGTTTAATATCAAATGTTTCATCAATATTTCTTACCCATTTTTCCCAAATATACATATTAGTAATTTGATTATCTTGCTTATGTATTTCTGAGTTTAATACTGCAACATTATGATTATTAACATTAGCATTATCATCTATTGTAGCATTAGCAGTATTATTTGAATTTACAAAATTATTTATAAAATCTAATTTTTGTTTTGCAAATTCTCTATTAGTTTTATGATTATAATTATATATAATGTAAGCCTTTGCTACATCAGCATAATTAAAATGTATAATAGCTCTAATTACAGCATCTTGAATTTCTTCAGTTGTTTTACACCCTTCTGATAAAAATTCAGCATAAACTAATACATTTTTAGGACACTCAATTCCCATTACTGCTATAAATGCAGAATTAAGTGCTTTTTTAATTTTATTAAAGTTATAATCTACTCTATTTCCAAATTTATTTTTTATTTTCCTCATTTTTTAACCACTCCTCAATATTATTTGGTTTTGTAGTAAATATTCCTTTAGGAACTGTAGGAGATTGATTTAAATAATAGTGTAAATCAGTTACTATTTCTCTCCAATTTTTAATAGTATAATCTCCACATTTAAAAGTAACTTCTGTTTTTGTAAATGGGCATTCCCAAACAAGTGGTACTCTTGTTTTATTATTTATAACAATGAATCTATAGTTCTCTAAAGTAAAGTCTTTAAAATAGTCATCTTTTAAGAGATTTTGTCTAATTATGTACCAATATAATTGCGCCTGTATGAAGTAAGACCATTGAATGAATGATTTAGGAAAATCATATTCAAAATGTGATGATGTTTTCAAATCACAAGGTGTAATAGTCTTATTTTCATAATCTACAACTATTAAATCAGCCATACATCTTAAAGGTATATTGTTATACTCTCCTTTAAATTTTAATTGATAATATCTTTTTATAGGTTCAAAAGGATTATCTTGGGCAAAGTAAAAAGAAGTTGCTGGGTTGTTTTTTAGTATATCTACACATTCTTTTACTTCATTACTTATAGTATTTGACAATAATTCTTTTCCTTCAGATAAAGATAAAAGATTGTATACCTGACTACCTTTTTCTATTATATCTTTAACTCTTGTTTCTGGCTTCCATCTTAATTGGTACTTTAAAATTTCTGTATAGTTAATTAAATCATTTGTAGGTATAGAAGAGAGTGAGTCATATTTATCTTTATTTTCATTGTATATTACACTTACTATATTAAATACAGTATCTGATACTTCTGGAAAATCTGCAATAAAGAATCTTTCTTTAAATGCTTCTTCTCCATCAGTTAATAATGTATCAACTGCACTTCCAAAAGTTAAAGAGGGTGAAGAAACTTTATCAAATAACTTTGAAAGCTCTGAAAATCCACCCCTATAAAACTTAGCTAATGTTGAATAACTATAAGCCTTATCTTCTCTATAAGTTGATTCTGGTACTTCCCAACTTATTGTATTTAATTGCTTTTCAATATTCATCTTCTATTTGTTCTTCAAAATCCCCTATTAATAATAAATAATCAACAATAATACCTGCCAATTCATAGATTTTATCCAAATCTAAAGATGCAAATTTATTTATATATTCTTCTGTATTTGTGGTTTTTTCTATCTTTTTTATACAAGAATCTACTAATTCTTTTAGTGAATTAAAATCTCTTTTGGCTATTAATTTTAATGCTATGTTTTTATCTTTTTCTGGTAGATATTGTACTAACTCATTTATTTTTTTATTTGGTGATTTCATTTTTAATTAATAATAAACTTTTTTCTAAATCTTTTAAAGAATGTGTTTCTATAAATATTATATTTTTATTAATAATGCTATTAAGAAATAATTTTCTTTTATAAGGATATACATCATTATAGAAACCTTTTACTTCTATGTATATATTAATATTATTTATAGTAATTTTAAAATCTGGTGTATATGTCATTTTTAAAATTTTCCTTTTTACTTTTTCACCATCTTTGTAATAATTATGAGAATAAAAAGATTCAGAAAGGACAAAAGCATCTGGTTCATAAGATGCTTTGTATCCTTCCTTTTTTAAATATTTATATACAGAACACTCTAAAATACTTTTAAATTTAATATTATCATATGATTTAGATGTTGTATTTATAATCTTTTTGTTCGGCATGTAAAAGAGGTTTTATAATATCTAATACTAAAAGAGCATCTTCATACTTTCTAAAAAATGGTGCTATTTTAGTATCTATATTTTCTGTGGCTACACTACAGATTCTTTCTCTTACTATATCTATATAATATAAGATGTCAACATCTTTAATATGCCCTTCAAAACTACAATCTAAAGATTTAGCCATAAACATTATAATTTCTGAAAAGAAAGCATCTTTAGCAGCAGAGTAAAGCTTTTTATATTTAGATACTAGGTCATCACCCATAATATCTTTTAGAGAAGTAAAGAAGAAATCTAGTAAATCACTCTTTTCTAATACACCTGTTTTACATAGTGCTTCAAGTGTTTCTTCTGATACATTTTTGAGATTTATATTATCTCCTACTTTTACTTTTGTGTTTGTTTGTTTGTTAATGTAATACATATTATTTCCAATAAATTAATGGTTTATTATATTTAATATTAATACCATCTATCTGTTTAAATATATTAGGTAGCAATATATTATTTCTGGCACAATAAGATGGATGGGGTGAAAGTATTGTAAATTCTTTATCTATAATAGTAGAATATCTTTTACACCATTCTCCAAATAATACAAATATAGTATGCGGATATTCACTTTTTATATTTATAATTAATTGTTTTGTAAATGAGTCCCAAATTTCTAAATTAGATGCTGGGTTATTTTCTATTACTGTAAGTGCAGAGTTTAAAAGAAGGACCCCTTGTTTAGCTAAATAATGTAAATCTTTTTTACCTCCTATAGGAACATCATCATAGTATTTATCTATAGAATCAAGTAAAACTTTTAACGATGGTGAAGTATATAATGATTCACTATTATTAGCAAAACAAAGTCCTGTAGCAATATCTTTTTGTGAATATGGGTCTTGCCCTAAAAAAACTATATTTAGTTTATCAATAGGACAATCAAAAAAGGCTTTAAATATATATTTTTTATTTGGTAAAATATTATATTTAAAAGATAAAGAATTAATATTATTTAAAGCCTTTTCTAATTCTTTTTTAGGTATTAAAGGTTCCCATTTTTCAAAAAATTGAGAGTAATTCATCTATAACTTCATTAGGAGCTGTTTTTAATTTTAATTTTGCATATTCTGTTACATTTTCATTACTATCACATTCTGCTGGTATCATTTTTTCAAAGACACACTTAGAAAAATCATAAAAGAGTAGAGATAATCCATTGATTTCAATATCTTTTATATGTTGTACTAACCATTTTTCTAAAGGGTCATTAGAAGTTAAACATTCTTTATTTAATAAAAAAATACCATGTGATGATATAAAAACAGGAATATTTTTATTATTATAAATAATACCATTATATGTGTAATATATAGTATCTTTTAATTTTGCTTTGCATTTATTAGTATTTCTTGCTAATAATAACAGTAGACTTGATACATTTTTAACTACAATAGTTATACTGTGTCTATAATTAACTGTATAAATACATGGCATAGAAATAGGTAATGTATATTTATAATTACTAGTGTCTCTATTAATAATTATATAATAAGAATCAATATCAGCAGGTATTCTATTAATAGGATAGTTTAAGTATTTCCAAGTTTTAATTGATATCATTATTTATTTTTGTTTTAAAAACATTAATTCTGCATTATATTCTGTATAGAAAGGTAAGTCCCTTTCCATTAAAGGATTACAGTCAAGATTAGTAACATAATTTATAAAAAGATTAGTCATTAAGGAACCTATTAAAGTAGCAGTATAAGTTGTTTGTTTGTAACTACATATTGATTGTTCCGCTTCTGCATCATCAAATAACCACTTTTCCTTATACTCTTCTATTCTTTTTTCATCATGTGCAGGAATACAGAATATCTGTAGCTGCTCTGCTGCTAACCTTCCATCTATAAAAACACCACTAGTATTAGTAGTATCCCGTAACCAACTATGAAATGCTATTTTTCTAGTTTGCATATTATCTACACAACAAAATGTTATAGGACATAACTTATAAATATCTGAAAATCTTTCACTATAACAATATAAGTCTACATTATCACTAAATAATACAATATTTAAGCGTAAAGCATCTACTTTATATTTTCCTATATCATTTATTGTATACATTTGTCCAGATATATTTTCTTCTCCTACTTTATCTGGATCAAAACACCTTATTTTAGCTAGATTTAATCTACTTAGATTATAAACTAAATTACTACCTATTCCTCCACAACCAATAACAGCTACTTCCTTAGTTTTTACTGCTTCAAACCATATTGCTGAAGAAAATCTAGAGGTCTTTAAATCTATTTTTTCTTCATCAGTTTTTATTATTGGTAGTATTTTATTTTCTTCAGTTACTGTAATCTCTTCTTCTGTCACTGTTGGTGTGGTTGTTTGAAATAATTCACTATATTCTTCTGGTGATAGTATTTGTCTAAAAGTGTTTTCTATATTTTCCATTTTATAAAATTATTATTTAAAATTCATTTGAAAACATATAAGTATTCAGTATATCTAATATGTTATCAATATAATCATTAGATTTCATTGTTCTTAATAGTTTAGCTATATTATAAGCATATATACACATTATTGATACTGTAATATCTTCATCTGAATTATCATAATTTATATACCTTTCTAGTTTATCATCTTCTATATGACTTAATATATAATCACAAAGTCTTTCTATGTAATCAGTATAGGTAAAAATATCAGAAAAATAGTTATCAAGAGTTTTTACCATATCTTTTTCTACATATTTTCTAATATCATCAATATTATTGCACTGAGAACATACATTTGCTGATACTAATTTATAAGTTACATCATATAAAGTATGTAAATCTATAGGAGCTTTACTATAAAAAGTACCTACATCTTTTAGCTCTACTTCTTCATCTTTCTCTTTTGAAAAATTTAATGATATAAATCCTTTATTGTCAGTGTCATGGTTATCAAACAAAGAAGGGTATATAGATTTATAATTTGTTACTTTTTTAGCTGTTAGTTCCTTATATCTATCTAGAATATCTTTATTGATCGAATCATTCTTTCCTTCAATTACTATTTCTAGAGGAAACCACTCTATACCTGTTACTTTAGAGCAATTTATATTTTTAGTATCACTAAAATTATCATCAAAACACTTTGTAGTTACTGTTGATACTCCTGTAATAGTCGTTATTACTTGTCTTGTAATTCTTGCAGTATATTGTTCTGCATTATTTACAATCAAAGAAAGAAAATTACAAGTTTCTTTTCCTTCTTTTTCTAGTGTATCTTCATCTGTACCACTAAAGAAAGTCTGCATCTGTTGATGTGAGTGAATTAATCCTATTTTACAGTCTAATAAATCTGAAAGTAACATATATTGTGTTATTTCAGCATCTACTTTGAATTCAGTAAAAGTAGCATTTCCAACATCAGATACTAGAAAATCTTCTACTGTTAATTTAATACCATTTTCAAAATTCTCTTTATAATTATAAAATAAATATCCAGACCATTCTGTTGTTGGGGATACTTTACACCATTGTTGTATCTTCTCAAAGACTTTTTTAGGTATAAATAATTGTTGCTTTACAGCACTTTTTGTTTTAAATAATATACTCTGTTCCATTGCTACTTATTGTTGCATTTAATAATTTTATTATACATACTACTATATAATTAAAAGCACTTTCTCCTAATCCATATACTTTATTATATTCTTGATAACCATTATTTTTTATTTTAATGTGTACTGGTTCTCCTTTAAAATTAAAATAACTAATAGTTGGATATCTAGATATAACATCTTCTAAACTAGAAAAAGGATAATAACTCACATTATTAGTTTCTGTTTTCCATAAAGTATTGTTTTTAAAAACTCTTATCGCCAAAAAACTTCTTTTTGTACTTAGAGGAATACTGGTAACTAAATTACACCATTCAATATAACTATTTGAAATGTCTATATAACAATCTGAAATAGATTTATTGAACCAAAATATGCTACCATTATAAGAAAATGGGGTATCTTCTTTTTTAATATAATACCTAATAAAAGAATTTAATATTGATTTATCATTAGATGGTATATTATTTATTATATTTGTTCTTAAGTTACTAAATAATATTGGTGTTAAGTGTTCTTTTTTATTTACATTACTTAAATATCTATAGGGTACACCTCGTAGACTTTCTGTTTTTACATATAAAGATAACTCAAAACAAAATAGTTCCCATTTATCTAAATTATTATTTATCAACAATTCATATTGAGTTCTTTTTATAGGTCCTGTTCCTAGACATGGTGTTTTCCATTCATACTTATATGGTATACCTTGTATGTGAGAATGACAATAGCTATGTTCTAATTGAGCTATAGTAAATGTAGTACCAGTCATAGTAAATAAATTAAATAATTTACCTTCTTTAGTAAGGGGTACTTGCACCCAAAGATCTTCCACATCTAGACTTTCATTATTTTCATTAGATATAGTTACTTTTGGAAAATGTACTATGATATTACAAAATTCAGTATTATCTGTATTTGTATCTTCTCTATTAGTAATATTTAAATCAGTATTTTCTTCTCCAAAAAAGTCTTTAAACACATTATAAACCTCGTTTACTTGTGTTGTGTTTTCATTGCTACTCATTTTAATTAATTTATCCCCAAGAATATATCTTGGGGATATTAAATAATATTAAATTAAACCATTAAATAAAGCTAATAGGTCTTCTTCTTTATTAGATTCTTTTAGATACTCATTTAATGCATAGAATATAAATTGTTTTTCTCTCTCTGAGAATTCTTTATTATTCTTTACCCATGTCATAAATGAATTTATTGATGAATCTTCACTATTATGGCTACTTGCTATTTGTGTAGTTTTCCAACTATCTATATAACTTTCTAGAGTTTGAGTAGGAAGGTTAGTAAAGGAATAACCATAAATATCTTTAATAGGCTTATTTAAATTATTTGTAGTAATAAAATCATAACATTCTGCCCTAGTAAGTCCAGAAGCAATCTTTTTCTGTGCTGTAGTTATTAGGAATACTAATTCATTAGTAGGATTACCATTCTTATCAGGTACATTTGTAGGAAGTATAGCATCATCTACAAGTAGTTCTGTCTTTGATCTTCCTTCAAGAAATGCCATACCAGTACTTTCAATTCCTACATTTAAAAGTTCTGCTCTTAATTCACCAAGTGTTGTAGCATTTGACATAAGTTCTTTTCTTGACTGTGTTGTGGATGAGATAACTGTAATTTTTCTTGTTTCCATAATATAATAAATTAAAATAATAAATAAATTGTTAATAAAATTAAAATGGTGTTGCCACCAATGTTGAAATAACTTCTTTTACTTTTTGTCTGTTAAAGTTTTTACATAAATCTGATGGGTCTTTAGATTGATATTCTGTAGGTATTTCTATTTGATATAAATCAAATAAACTTGCTAACTTATTACCAAAGATATGACCATGATTTTCTGTAGATTTAAAATCATTATCATATAAAATAAAGACTTTATCAAATCTATTTTTTAACTGATTTATAACTTCTTTTTTTGGTATATAACCTTCTCCTTGTAAACTAACTGATGGAATTAATGTATTTTCCCATATACATAGGGCATCTTTTCTTGAAGATGTTATAATTAGATTCTCCCCTTTTTCTGGTAGTTTAGTCCATAAATCCCATACTGAAGCATTATGTTTATTTAACCATTTTTGTTTAATATTAAACGGTTGATATATTTTGTAAGATAGTATATTATCTTTATTCTCTACATAAACATAAGCATATTTATCAGCAGGGAAAATTAATTCTTTATTATTCTTATATAAAAATATATGAGATATAGGATATATATCTCCAAACTTTAACCAAGAAAGAGAAATACCATAACTTTCCCAGTAATCTAAATCATACTGTTTCCATTCTCTTGTTTTTACTTTTATAGAAGAAGATGTTATAATATGTTTTTTATTATAATAAGTTTCTTTTTTATATATAGTAGCATTATTATTTATTTTATATAAATCTTTATTTATTCTATTTAATACTTCAAAATAATTACAATTCCAAGTTAATTTAAATAATTCTATTATATTACCATGATTATATGTTGCAAAATCTTTAAAAAGAATAGAATTATTACTATAAAAAATCCCTACAGAGGGTTTCTTATCTTCTCTGTAGGGAGCATTTATTAAACATGGAATAGTAGTTATATTAAAATAATAATGTAATAATGCTTCTTCTGAAACACTATCTAGAATGTCTATATATGAAACACTACTATTTCCTTTACTTATCATTACTTAACTAACCAACTACTAGGTACTTCTTGTGTTGTAGGTTCTACTTTGGTAGGGGTATTTACATATTCTTGAAGATTAGTAAGTGTGCCATCTACAAAGAATTGTGTATTCTTTATATTACTGCTTTCAGAAGCTCTTTCTTGAGCATCTTTGATATCATCATAGAGTTTTGTATATTTAGAAACACCACATCTAAGTACTTTATTAGTATATACTGTTTGATATTGGTCATTATCTTCAGTAGTCCTAACACCAAATGCTACTTTCATTTTATTAGTAGGTTGATATGAAAGTACTTCTTGTAATTCTGAGAAATCCCCCTTAAAATAATCTGCTACTTTCTCTAATCTAGCTGTACAATCTTCTGGATGTGCAGTCATTACCCACTCTCCATTTTTATAATCCATTACATTAGGAATATTAAGATATACTTTCAATGCTTCTGTAAGGGCTTCTTCACCTACATAAGCAGCTCTATAATCATTAGTAATGTTAAATGGATGCTCTATTCCATCTTTAGTATAGGTAGGAATTTCTTTATTAGCAAACTGTTCTGTAGTAACCCAAGCAAATCTACCATACTGATCAACTACTTGTAGTTTAGTTCCATCTGCATTCTTTCTAGGCTGATTTCTAAGAATAAAAGAAGCTCTAACTGTCTTTTCTATATCATTATTTCTAGTAGGATCAGTTTGTAATACCCATTCTATTCTAGCCATCTCTACAGATTCCCCATTAACATCTATTGTTGAAACATAAGATGGCTCTTCTGTAACTACATCTCTATCATAGATAGAATTAAGAGTTTTCATATCTGGGCAAATTGCCTTTACAAATACTGAACCAACACCTACATAATACTTTTGACTAGCTGTTTCTACTGAAACTTTTCCTTTTGATATTGCCATAATTTAATTTAATTTAATTGTTATTTTATTCATTAGTTGTTTCTTCACTTACTTCTACTTCTTCTGGTACTTCTGGTAGTTTTTCTACGATTATACTCCAAGTTCCATCTTCATTTTTCCTAAGAGTATCTAGATTTGGTTCATAACTAAATCCATTTGAAGCACCTTGAACTCTATTTATTAAATCTATAGAATTAAATCCACCAGTTATTAGTCTAGACCCTGTTTCTATAGCTTGAATTTCTTCTTCAAGATTCTTAATTTTAGTTTCTAGTTCTTCTTTTTGTGCTTTTAATGTTATGTACCTACTTACTCTTGGATACACATTTTGTGCATTTCTTTTTAGAAATGCTAAATCTCTTACTGTTAATGTTTTCATAAAATTAATTATTATATTCTTTTACTTTTTCTATTACTTCTCCTAAATCATTTTTCATATAAAGTGGTAACATACCAAATGGTGATTTTGCAGGATAAACCCCATCATCATTTGTTACAAATTCTCTAATAGCTCTTTTTTCTTTTTCATCATAAGATGATCTACCATAAAGAACTATTTCAAATTTACCTTCTGGTACAATATAGGAATCTACCATATTACCTGTTGATTTATATCTATATGATATAGAATCTCCATTTTTATCTTTATATTCTTCATAATGTGCCAAACATATTATATTTTTAGATTCTGGTACATTATTTATAGCATCAAAGATAAGTCCCATATTATATCCAATAACTTTAGGTGTATCCCAGCCTCCTTTAAGAGCATTTTTCATATAGTAATCTTGTGATATATAATTCATATCATCCAACACTATATTCTTATAAGGACACTGTTCTGATGCTAATATATTAATTATATTTGCTATTTCTTTAGCATCGTTAGTAATAATTCTATTTCCCTCATTTATTTTTGAGGGTGTAGTAATTTTATAGCTAGAAACAGCACCCCTAAAAGGTAGTGGCTTATTAACTGCACTAATTAAATAGGTTTCTTTTGGGTTTAAACCTTTAATACCCAATTCATCTATTTTTCCTAGTGAAGTGCTTTTTCCAAAACCACTTTTTGCAAGAATTAATATTTTTGCCATATTTTTTTGTTTTATTAAATAATAAATATAAATTGTTTTTCTTTTTATTTTCTAACTCCTCTATATACTTATAGACTTGTTCTAGTTGTACTTTATCAGTAGGTAGAGGTAACTCTTCAAATTGAGATACAGCACCATTAAAGAATAATGGGCATATATTACCGTTTGCTCCATAATCTCTATCTTCTAGTACTTCCATAAATCTACAATAGTTTTTTAGTTTTGTTATATCATAACCACTGAACTCTTTTTTACCATATTTAAAGGGACTATATAATCCTATTGTGATATTGGCCACATTGTTATCTTAGTAGTTCTTTATCTACTAATTCTACAGTTTCAATTTATTATATCTGTAGGTCGGACTATCTCTTTATATTCCACTAACTGTTGGTACAGATAGGAATATATCATGCACTCTTGGTACTTCATCTTCTTCAACACCACTTGGTAAGAAGGTATGTACTAGTCTCTGTTCCTTCATAATATTTCTATTATGCTTGGATAAGGGTTATCTGTTTCCAGATTTTCCCAGATTCACATGATTAAGAGACAATTTATATAATAATTCTTGTTTCATATATGGTAAAACTAAATTTTTAAAATGTTCAAAATCTTTTTTAAGAAGATATATACTATGATTAGAATTAATATGAAAAGTTAAATTAAATTTAATTTTAAAAAATTCTGTTAATAGTAATAGATCTTCTTTATCAAAACAATTAGTAGCAATACTTATAGAAGAACCACTATAGTAACCATCATCCATAAATAGTATGGCTAAAGAAAGTGTATCGAAATCCTTCAAATAATCAGAAGTTATAGTTTTCTTTTTATTCTTGTATAAATTATTATAAAGAAACAAAAATTCAGGATTTGAAGGCAACTTGCATATAGCAGATTCATAATATAACCCAGTTCTTTTATCTATAGTTTTTCTTTTAGATATAACAAACTTTGCTCCTATTGATGCCAATTCTTCCGCTTTCCATTTACAATATTCTAATTGTTTTATTCCGTGCTCACAACTAAAAAATGGATTAATGTTTGTTTTTATTAAAGAAGCATCTCCCAATAAAGAACCTATTATAATAGACTTCTGTCTTTTTGTCATTTTTATAGCTTTATTTATGAGTAAATTATCTCTTTTTATATTGTTTCTTTTTCTGAAAGAATATATAGAGCTTTCTCCTACTCCAAGTATTTTAGCCACTTCTTTATCAGTTTTATTCTCTAAAATTAACTTTTCTGCTTTCTCATAATCTATTTTTTTTAAAAGGTTTATATGAGAAATTAGATTTTAATCCCATTTTTGTTCTGTGAAATTGTATTAATTGTCTTGAAACATTCATTATAGATGCTATTTCTACATCTGTTTTACCTTTTTTATATAATTCTATTAATCTTTGTTTATCCATATTTTATGATATTTTAAAACTACAGTACAAAGATAAATAAAATATATAATATATACAAGTTTTATTGTGTGCTTAAAAAAATCTCTACTTGTGGTTTTTGCGTCCGCTAAACCATCTGAAGAAGGCTTTATTTTATCTAGTTTTTGATTTTCTATTCCTTCTTGACTTTGTGCTTGATGCTGTACCATTACTACAATATAATTAAGTTGTTTCTTTAAAGTTATATTGTATTTGGACATTTTATTTATAGTACCTTTAAGGTCCAATCCACTCTCTAATGATAAATTAGCAGCATTATCTTCTATTATAATCCTATATTCATCTGGATCATCTTGCTCATATGGATTAATAGGATCTAACATTTTTTTCTTTATTAATTTACCAAATTCATCTTTTGTTTCATATTCTACATAATTAAAATGTCCATGTTTTTCTGCATATTCTCTGCATACCTTATTAATGCCTGTTGGGTTTTTTATGTCCTCAAAGCACAAAACTACATTTTCATATAACTCTATATATTCTTGATATAAAGGAGATTTTAGTAAATCTATAATGCTTTGATCTAGTGGATGTTCTTTATTAGTACTTTTAAGGTCAGTAGTTGATACATATAATCCTGATAATCTAAACAAAAGATGAGATAAAAACTCACAATACTTCTCTTTTTTACTCATTTCAAGAGTGAATAAAGAATTTTTGCTTTAAATTCTGGATGTTCTTTCATAAAGAAAATAGAATCATATACAAACATTTTATCTGCAAATTTTGATTTACCTATTTTTTGATTAGCAGTTATTATTATATATTTACCTTGTTCTACACCCGGAAAAGTATTCCTAAATCTAGGAAAAGGCAATGGTATACAATTATATTTTCCTTGTAATATTCTATCCCTTCTTTGCTCTAAATCCTTTATTACAATATCAAAATCTTTCATATTAAAGTAGTAGTAAAATCTGTAGAAGTTGTATCAATTTCTTTATTTTCTAACACTTCTGCTAAGTCTGATCTATTATCTTTTAAAATAAAATATTTTAAAATTCTCATATACTGATTACCAGTATTGTTTTTAACATAAGTTTCAGTAGCCTTAGCAATATCATCTGCTGTCCATTTATTACCATAAATAGCATAGAATTTTCTTAATTTATCTACTATTTCTTTTTGAGAACTCTTCCAGTAGTAATCACCTTTTTTACCATCTGGATATAGACTTCTTAATCTAGTAGCTAATTCATCTAATTCTTTACTTTTTGGTAATATAGTCATAGAATCCATAATAACATTATTTAAAATTTCTATAGCTAATGATGATACTGATAACCCTTCATATTTACCATATTTTGATAGTAAACTTCTAGTTGTTAGTTTATTAATTGCACCATCAATATTTAAAGGACCACAAGAATAAGCAAGAAGTAATAAAGTTTCTTGTATTGACAAACCATTCTTTAGACAAGCATCTTCTGTAATACTAACTTTCTTCATATTGTTTTATAAATCTGTTGTCTATATTTTCAGTAACATTTTTCAGATACTCTTCATCTTTAGTTCCTCTATAATAAAAGATATATTGTACAGGATTAGTAGACCTTAATACTCTTCCTAATTTTTGAATAAACTGTCTTTCTTTTCCATCTAATTGTACTATTATTCCAATTTCAATATTAGAAAGATTTTGTCCTTCTTGTAACATTCCTATAGCAAATAGTTTATTATTAGTACCACTATTAAAATTATCTATTAGTTTTTGATTCTCTGTTTTACTATTTTTAGAGTTTATTACATAGTTGGCTCCTAATAACTGTGCTTGTTCTATAGATGTACAGAAGCAAATTAGTCTTTTATCTTTAAGTCTATTTAATAAAGATTTAACTTCTTTAGTTTTAAGTTCTCCTAAATATCTTTTTCTTATAGTTCCTAATTGTAACCATTTATTTTTTACAACTTCTCTTCCACATGCAAAATATCTATTTTTCCAATATTCTATTTTATCAGTTAAATAGTTATATTTCTGTAATGCAGTACAAGAAATATGAAGTTCCACATTAGGGTATCTTGTTTTTGCAAATAAGTATTTAAATCTATCTTTATATTCACATTTAAATATTTTTCTTAATGTTGTTTTACCCCAAGTTTCTACTATTTCTTCTGTAGGAGATATACCATTTAATGTTAAAGGTATTAAATAAATAATTGGTTGAGGAATATAATTATTATCTATAGCTTTTTGTATTTCTATATTAAAATGATAAAAATTACCAAATATTCTAGATAAAATATCTATAATATCTGTATTTAATGTTGCTGATAATGCTAATATTTTATTTGTTTTTAATGTTTCTAATATTGCTATTCTTTTTTCTGAGTTTAAATGATGTGCTTCATCAAAAACTATTAAATCCCAATTAGTATTCTTATATTTTTTAAGAGAAGCATAACATTCTATAATTATATTATTAAAGGGAACATTTAAATTTTTAAATTCATTTTCCCAATTCTTTTTATGGGCACTTTCCGCTACAAAGATAATAGTTTTAGTTGGTTTTAAGGTATCTATTGCTTTTACTGTAGTATATCCTTTACCAACTCCAGTTGCCCATGTTAATATAACTCTATTTAATTCTTTTAATTTTAAGATAGCAGTATTTTGAATTGTTTCTTTTTCCATCAATCTTCTAACACAGTATAATTATAACTTTTAGCCCCTCTAGCACTAGCATATGAAGAAATATGCCATTCTAGTCTTTCTTCTGGGGTTAAGTTTTTCCATTTTTTTCCTTGTGTTTTCTCATTATAACCTTCTGGAATTGTAGTGGAGATAAAATAATTATATGCCATTCTAGTCATATTAATATGTATAGAAGCATCTTCCCAAACATAATCTTTTACTTTTTGTACTCCCTTTTTTACTACTTTATCTCTTTCTTTTTTTGTTAATTTGATAGGTGTAAGATCTTTTTTAGTTAGGACAAAAGGTATTTCTTTTGTCCCAACTAAATGTCTAGTACCACCATTAATTATTAAATTAACAGATATTTTAGTATCATTATTCATTACTTCTTAGTTTATCTTTGATTTTTGTAATTACCTCTTCGATATTATCACAATCAATAGTTGCTAGTATAATATCATTCTCTATGAGTGTAGCAGACCAAAACTTATTAAAGTTTTTATTATGTCTTTTTTCTATACAACTCTTAACAGCTCCTTCTATTGCTGATATATGATAACTAGGTTGTGTAGATCCAAGTAGATTTTGTAGTTTTGAGATACATTCTTTAAGAGTTTTTAAATCTTTAGCATCTTCTTTTGAAAGATTATTATAGAATTCTTTTTTTTCTTCTGCCAATTCTTTTTGCAGATCAGATTGTACTCTTTGAGCCAATGCTGAAATTTGTTTACTTGTTAATTTCATTTTTTTTTATTACTAAATATAAATGTTTTGTATTTGTAAAATAACAATGTTTTTCCTTATAAATATCAAATAAAAAAGCACACACTTTAGATGTATTACCAGATTCAGTAAGTTGAGATAACCAATAACATTTATCCCAAGAAGCATTATATACTAATACCATATTATCATCATTTCTTATAGCATTAGTATAATCTGGATTTTTCCAATCTATTCTTTTTGTTGTATAATTAGTGCCTTTATATACCCATGTTCTCATAATTATTTTATTTCTGAGATTGCAATAATATCTTTAATATCCCAATATTCACTATTTGCTTCTATCTTTGCTTCTTCTTTAGTATTGGCTTCTACCCATACTTTTGAAACATCTTCTTCATCCCATTTTGGGATATATACTACTTTCCATTTTTTCATATTTATTTACATATAAGATTTATATAATTATAAAAATTTTCTTTAAATAATGGTATATCTTTTATAAAAGAAGTTGCTAATACCATAAATCTAGGGTGATTAAACCCTATAATTATATTACCATCTTCATTTACTGCAAAATCATCACCATTCCAGCCTCCCCCTTTATAACCTATTGTATTACAGAAATTAGATATTGATGGTTCTATAAATCCAAATTTATGAGATATAGCATTAGAAATAAAAGAGTTTGTTTCTATTTTGTATTTTGTGTCTATATCATTTAAAGGTAATTTGTTTTGATCACAAACTGCTTTTATTTCTAATAATTCTTTTATTGTTGGTTGAAATTTATGAATAGAAAGAACTAATTGTTGCTTTTTTTGTATTTTAGCAAGTCTTTCTTTTTCTTCTTCTTCTGCTTTGGCTTTTCCAAAAGCGTTTATTTTATCTATTATATCCATAATTAATTTTGAGTGTAGTTTTCCAACATTTCACTATCTATTTCACCATTATCAATTTGTTTTGCTTCTGCATTTAAGAAGTTATAACATTTTAACTTCCATGCTTCTGATATAGGGTCATTTGCTTTTCTAATAACAATACCTTCTCTTGGTACTTTGTTATTACATAAAGATTCATTCTTTTCCATTAGAAATGTCTTTTCATTTTTTAATAATTCAAGGACATTTTCATGCCAGTGTTTAGTAATCTGTAAATTAGGATATAAATCTTTTAGTGTTCCATCATATAAAAGAGGAAACTTCATAATACAATCTCCTAATTTTTCTCTAAGCAATAATCCAAAATTAATTACATCTGCAATATCTAAATCTGTGCCTTTATATGTTATTCTATATACCATTAATTTTGATTTTTCTTCATCTTTAGAGTTACAGCCATAATCATAGTTTTTCTGTATTGCTGTACCATTAGGAGTAAAACCTACAATCTCTACATATATTTCATAATCTTTTTTAATAAGACCATCAAGTTTCTTTGCCCAATATCCCCAGATATCATCAGAATAATAACCACCTATTTTTTGTTTTTTATTAATATATTCATTTTTAATAACAGTTCTTGAAGAATATACTAGATTATATTTTTGGTCATATTCATTTGTATGTTTCACATATTTTCTCCAAAACCTTTTATACCAAGGAGTTGGTATATTAGTAAGAATATTAGCAAAACATGCTGATGTTCCATGAATCTTAGTACTTATATAAACTCTATCATTAGGATTTATTTCATTTATATATTTCTGTAATGTTTTTGTATCATAATGAAATTTAAAAGTACCATCTATAAGTAATTTAAACTTATTAAGAATCTTTTGTTTTTTATTTGATTTGGATATATTTTTATTATTATTAGGAATATAGACTTGTATAAATTTTTTATCATTAATTTCATCAAAGTCTTTTCCTACATTATTTTCAAGAAAACTAATTACTTCTTTTTCTGTAATATTAAGAAAAGTAGCAATACTTTTAGAATTAAGTAGTAATCCATATGAAGGTGTACCACCTAATTTAATAATTCTAATTCTTCCATACTTATTAATATATCCCTTTTTAGTGTTATCTTTATTTAAAGTAGAATCATCATATAAAGAGTTAAGATAAAGAAATTCAGTACATAGCATTGTTTCATTTGCACAATAAACCGCAACATCACCAGTTTTGAACTCATCCTTTCCTATCACAATGGAAAGACCATTCACCATTGTCTTAACAATTCTATCCTTACCTTCAATAGTAAAAATTTCTCCTATTCTCACACAAGTTGCACAATATTCATCCTTGAACCCCTTGCTTTTGCTTATTTTGATATTAGTCATTTTTTACAATTTGTATGATTTTTTGTAATCTTATTTTTGTGTATCTTTAGTTATATCTTTTACTTTACATTTATTTACTTTCATTTATAATTTTTCTAATGAATAACTATTTTTCTAACTAACTCATAAATAACTCCTAGAATTAAAAAGAGTAAAAATAAAGGCCAAATAAATGTACATGTAACTACCATATAGTAATTTGTATGAACACTTGAATTGATATAATCATACATTAAAAATAAAGTAGGTATATCTGGTTTATCAATGAATTTGCGATCAACCTTTTCCCATACAATTGCTATAATTATACCTATTATAAAATATGATAAAATAATAATTAATACAAATAACCAAGTTGCCATAAAATTTATAATTTTAATTATTACACCCTAAACCAATTTGCTAAATCAGTATACCTCAGCACTCTTACTATATTCTGCGATTCATGTACTGCAGAAAATCTAGCAAAATAGTTATATCTTCATAACTATTGAAAACATACCAAATAGAAATAGATAATTAGATGTCATTGTTTCAAATTTCACCCAATCTCCAATCAAATTCATTTACTTTCATCTGTTATTAAATCTATTATCTTCTGTATTTCCTGTTCTACATAGCACCAATCTTGCAGTGTGCCAACCATTAACCCACCTTGCCTTATTTTCATTTCTTAACCCTCCGAATTCGGTGTGTTTAACCTCTCATATTTTAGTTCATCTATCTCTCCATCCCAAACCTTTCCATCTTTTGTTTCAATATTATCATCTTCGTTGTAATGCCAACAATTGGGGCAATACCACTTACCACCTCTTTCTGTCCAATCAGAGTTCTCTGCATTAAACTTTGCTCCATCTTTATCCGAAGTCCAATACTCATCGTTAAGTATTTCTCCACAACAATCACATCTCATATTGAAGAAGTATTCTCTTATTATTCCCATATCCCTATTTCTTTAATTCTTCGATAAGTGCATCGGCTAATTTTATAGCACCTCTTGCAGTAGTGTTATAATTTTAATTCTATATATGGTAAGCCATCCAAACCCTTATATTCTTTTGCATCTTCAGACCAGTCTACTTCTTCCTTTATCATATCAATTAGATAATCCTTGTCATATCTTGCTATAAGTTGCATTATTACATCTCGTAATTCTGCATTGGTTAAATCTTGTGCTCGGACATGGTCAATGATAAGAGTACCATTTATAATGCTTGTTATTTTCATAATATGCTATCTATCCTTTCTTTAATGTCATCGACTATAAAATCTTCCAAATCATTTGCAAAGTCACGCAAATACTCATCTATAAAACCTAAATCCTGCGAACTACTATCAATAAACTTTTCATATATTGCATCCGAATACTTATCTATAAGCCTATCTTTTGCACTCCAATTACCCATATTTATTCCTCCCATTCGACTTTAATTGGGACTATATAATCTAGACCCACTAACATATAATTCGATGCAACTTCTTTTGTGGGGTATATCTCACTATCTGCAATGATGTATTTACCTTTTCTATCTCTATACATATTCACCCACCCCTCGTGCTTTTCGGGGGCGAAGAATAAATCTAAAGAACTACTCTCTTCAGCATAATATGCCCCATTTGGGTAATAACTCTGTATATATTCCTTTCCCCCATTATCAATTAAAGCTATTACTGGAAGATAATTTTTTGCATCCGTGCAAATTATTCTTGCACTTTTACCATCTCTCGTCACGACTTTGCGTGACGGATTGGCTAAATACTCTTTTAAGTTAAATTGTTTCATATCTTATTTTAATTTTATAACTACTCTACTGAAAAAAAGTTTACTTTTATATGTGTAAGAGCAATAACCAGAGTTAAGACTTACAATCCACATATTAGATGTATCATATTCTGATGAAGATCCATACCAATCTTGAAGTAAATCTCCATTATGTTTTTTAAGAATATCATTAATTTCCTCTTTTTGAAGATATATTTGGAGTAATTCTTTTTTTGTAGCAATCTGTATATTATTCTTTTTTGCATGAATTATATAGTCATGATAAGACATTTTTGAGACTTGCTTTTTAAGTAGTATTCTATCAATTAACGGAATATAAACTCCTTGTTGTTCTTCAATCCATTGAGGGGCAATTATTTCTTTAAGATTTTTATTCATAGACTTATATTATTACTATTCTTTAAAGTATTTATCTGAGAGATTGTTAGCCCACTTTTCAGTATAGAAATGATAATAATCACCTTCTTTGTGGAATGCAGCATGTATAATTGAAGGAATGCCAATGATGAATAAATACAAAGGTCCTAATATCTTACTTTGTATAGTATGTCCAAATTCATGTTTAATAATTCTTTTTTTATATTTGGCATATATTTCTTTATAATATATATCACCTATAAAGATAAAATTACCAATAGTAACTCCTCCTTTCATCCAATAACAATAAGACACTATTACACCTTGAACTTTTTGTACTGCCATTTTAGGCATTAAAATATATAGCAATCCCCCAATTATTTCTTGGGGAAGTTGCCATATAATTAGTATTATGCTTTTAATAATAGACATACTACAATACCAATTAAAATACCTAAAACATTAAATATTACATTATGAACAGTAGCCTTTTTATCTTGATGTTTAAAGGTAATATCATAACCCTCTTTAAAAGCAGCACAAAATACTGCTACCATAGTACCAGCAATAGGAAACACTGCTGTATCAATTAATGCAAATGTTATAATGATTGCATAACATACTAAAAAATGCAGCAATCCATCCACTGCTACATATTGTTTAATTTTACTAAAAAATTTTTTCATATTATATCATAATAATTATTTAAAAATTTAACATAAATATCCTATAATTCTAATATCATCATAAGAAGGAAATAAAGTATCAACTATAATATTATCTATTAAATAATAAATAGAAGATATAAAATTATCTACTATTAAGTAATCCTCAAGATAATCTTCTTTTACTTCTTTTAAATATTCTATTTCTTCTTTATCTATATCTATTGGTTTTTCTGTTTCTATATTTAATTTACTAGCCATTTCAGATAGTATTTTATATATAGAATCATATAGATAAGTTAATTTGTAGTATTCTTTACTATTATCATCATATTGCTCTTTTATTTTATTTCTTTCTTTATTTAATTCTTCTAAAGTGCAATATGAAGAGTAGTATCCTTCTTCTTCTGGTAGTATTACTTTTGCTTCTTCTGATATATCTTTTGGAAATCCTTTATTACTAAAAGAACTATTTCTAAATAAATCTCTTATTATACCTTGAATATAAAAAGAGTCTGTTTTCTTTAATTTTATATCAGAAGTTGTAATATCTGGTGGTATTACTTCTGATATCCATTTTTTCTTTTCTTCATCATAATATGATGTGCTTTTTTCAATATAAGAACTAAAGGTTTTTACGAGATTCCATTTACCTTTTTTATCCTTATATTCAATAACATAATGTAAATAAGTACTCATTTTTTATTATTTTTATTGTTTATAATTAGTGCTCCCAGTGAGACTCGAACTCACACGACCATTTCTGATCAAGGGATTTTAAGTCCCTCTTGGCTTCCATTTCAACATGAGAGCAAGATAAGAAGTTTATATATTATTAAAACTTCTTATTTCTATAAGTAGATTAGTGTTATCTACTTTTAAAAATTCATATATTATAGTATTATTTTTATTTGATAACCACTCTAAATCTGTGTTTTTATCACCGGGTATTGTATTACCCCACATTATATTTTCACTATCTATTAATAATAGTGCAGCAGTTGTAGTATGGTCTACACTATTATTATGTTTGTAATACTTTTTAATAAAAGTATAGACACTATCATCTGCTACTACTGTTTGTATTTTTAGATAGTTAAGTGCAAATATTGTAGTATTTTCATCTGATGGATACATTATTATATTACCATCTTGAATACAATATAAACAAAGAGTGTCTTCTGTATATTCAGCACCCCAACCTTCTTGTGCTTTTCCTATATATATAGATAGAAAAAGTAGTATTATTGTTATTATCTTTTTCATTGTACTAATGTTTTAATTTTGTAATTAGTAATAATATAGGTGAAGATAAAAATAATAAGATATGAGCAAAAACTTTACCTATCTTAGGACTATTATACTTTAATGCTGTTTTATTAATAGTAGCAGTAATAATATCAATATTAGTATTGTATATTATAAGACAAATAATAAGATATGTATATAAAAGTATCATTTTGATATTTTTTTAAAAGTTTCCTTACTATTTAGTTTTTCATAGATTAAGATAGGATATATTACAACCAACAAGAACAGAAATATATAATAGTAAGGAAACTTAGATATGTATAATACTAAAGAAGTATGCTGGCTTCTTTAATTAGATTATGAAAAGTAAAAGAAAACTGTTTTGCTGTTTTATAATCTGGAAAAGACAGCCCATTATAATCTGTATTATTTATATCTGTTTTAATATTAATAATATCATTTTCATAAATTATTTTGTAATTATTCACAGCAGAATCTGGTTCTATCCAAGATTCTCTTAGATTCATAAGTTTCATATATGCAATAAATGCCTTGCATAGTTCTTCAGACATTATATTTGCATCTGATAATCCTAATTTATAGTTAGAATGCACCTTACGAATATCACAAAACTCAGTAATATAATATTTATCCACTCCTGCTTTTCTCTCACAGTATTCTTCCCAAGATTTTGGTCTTTCATTGGATTCATACCATTTAATATATTCTTTATTTCTTTTACCCCACACATCATAACCTTGTGGTGTATCCTTAAAAATAAATGCATTTAAAATAAAACCATTATCATAGTGCAGAACCTCAGCACCATATTTACAATAATTCTCATAAAATTCATTTTTCCATGATTGGTTATCCAACCAATTTAAGATTTGTTTTTTTGTTATCATAATTATATTAAATAAGTAGTATTTTAAGTTTAATATAAAAATATTTATATAGTAAGAGTTTATATTACTCTTACTATAAAATATTTTATTATAAAATAGACTTGGCTTCATCAAGAAGTTCTTCAAAGGTCTTAATAAAGTCACGAGCCATAGTGACAGATGGAAAAGATAATCCATTATAAGTAGCAGTGGTGAACTTCAAATCATCAAAGCCATTTATAATAGTATATGAGTTATTTTTACATATTATTTTGTAAGACATTACTCTCTTTTCATCTTTAACCCAGTCATTCCTTAAACAAAGTAATTGTAAGTAAGCAGACAATGCTTTATTATCTACACAATTATTTTCTGGGTATTTATCGCAAAGTTCTGTCCAAGATTTTACTCTATCTACAGAGTTTTTATTATACCATGTGATAAATTGATTATTTTTATCTTCCCATTCTAAAGGAGAATGGTATTCATGGTCCAACTCTATTTCTTCATTAGTAGCATCATCCCAATTAAATGCACTTCTAATGAAGTTATCATTATATTCTAGAGTAGTTATATTACCTATTCTAGAAATAAGATAGTAAAATCTGTCTTTCCATGGTTGTATATCAACCCAATGTAGTATTTGTTCCTTTGTTTTCATACTATATATATTTAAATTCTATATCTATAGTACAACTAAAAATAAATGATTTATTACTATTTTTATGTTTTAATTCTTTATCTGAAGAGGGCAAAAGAGTTATATTTTTATCTCTATTTTGAGATTTTTTGTAACCCTTTTTAGGTGTTAAAAATGATTGAGATTTGATAGTCATCTCTAACCCCTTAGGTAGCAATACATTAGGTTCAGTTTTCTCTCTATTCCAAGAGTAACTACCATCAGTATTTTCTTTAATAATATGCATAAATAGTAATGCTCTTTTAATAGCAACTATTTTATGAGTATTATTAATACCACATTCTTTACATTCTTTAACCCACTTAATAGTAGTTTTATTATTACCACTATTCTTCATTCTTCTATTAATCTGGGTTAGGAATAGAAGAATGTTTTTTTCATTTTCTGTCATATTTATTTTACTTATCTTTACTGAAAGCATAACTACTGAGAGCATTAGTTGGTGCTGTCAGTATTAATGAGTCTTCAAAAGAAAATCTTAGTACTTTTATCTTTCATTACCTTACCTTTTCTGATGAAAAAATCTCTCGGAAATAGAGAGAAAAAGAAAAAGAAAGTAACCAAAGAATAAAGAAAAAGAAGAGATTAATTATTATTATTATTTCTTTTTAAGATACAAGAGGAAGAACTATATTTATAACCCCTTTTTCCCCCTCCTATAAAGAAAGAAATATATAAAGAAAGAAAGAGGGTTCCCCCTTTTTCCCCTAATTTCTCTTTTTTTCTCTTAGAGTAGTATTATTTTCTCTACTCTAAAGTAGTATTATTGCTCTTATTAATAAAGGGGCAGGATTTCCCCTGCCCCTTTAATTATTCTTGGAAGAGGGCATCCAGTTCCTCTGAATGCCACTCTTCCTTTCTGCAATAGCCCGTGTAGAGGACCTTATATCCTCTCTCACGGGCTACCCACCAACTGCACTCTTTCTCAAACGAGAAGAGCGCAGCCCCTCTCACTTCGGAGAGGACTTCCTTGAAGTCCTCCCCAGATATACAGCACTCCTGCTGTATACCATCGCGGGAATATCCCGCTATATAAAGTTCTTTATTCATAACTTAAAAAATTAAAAGCAGGGATAAATATATCCCTGCTATTATAAACAAACATTGGTGAGGTTAAACCTCACCAATGACATCATTATCTTCTGCGACCTTGCGCAGCAGATAAAAGTTGCCCTGAGGGCTTGATATACCCTCAAAGCATAAAGTACCTTCAGCAAAGGCACTTTCCGCACCTTTGCTGAGAATCTGCTCTGCGGCATATGCCGAGCAAAAGCCCAGCACATTGCCACATACATCTAGGCAAACCACCTTGCGCAGTGGCTTGCCTTCAAACAGGACGGCACTTCCGTCCTTGTCGTGATAGACTGGGTACTCTACTTCCCCAGTCTCGTTCCTCCGTGAGAAGAACTTAAATCTCACGGAAGATGTCTTCGCAGCCTCCTTGAGGCCTTGAAGAGATAGCAATTTGCTTGCCATGGTACAATAAATTAAATTATCCACAGGGGAGGGTTCGGATAGTGAATATTCCACTTCCACAAAAAAAACAAAAATAAAAAAAAAAAATAAAAAAAAAAAAAATTAAAAATTTTAAAATTAAGATTAGATTAAGTACCTTTTAATATTTCATTAATACTATTGCATATGTCATTTTTTTTACTTATATTTGCCCTGTAAGTTTGAGTTACACAGACTTTATCCCCCTAGGACCAATCCGCAAGATGAATGGCTAGGGGCTTACAGGGGCGGTCGTTTAATTAATAGACATAGTGAGGACCCCTGACACAAACCGACTATATAAGTATAAGCAATAGTGACCCACAGTGTAACTGTGAAAGTCTGAGAGGGAAATGGGTCCATTGGGGCAGAAGCTGAAAGGTTTAAACCGCCTATTGTGAAAGCTAATAGTTAGTCCAGCAGGTGACTGTATGGTGAGCTAGGTAAAACTGGCTAGGGGATTACTGTATCTAAAAATTAATGAAATATGAAATATTTTGAATTAGAAGAATTTATAAAAAGTGATACTGCTAAAAAATACAGTATAGATAATACACCAAGTAAACTAGTTGAGGGGCATATTGTGCAATTAGTTGAAGGGTTGTTAGATCCTATGAGAGATGCTTGGGCTGATTTTTGTAGAAGAAAGGGTTATATAAGATGTGGTATTAAAGTAACTAGTGGTTATAGATGTCCTACTTTAAATAGTAAGGTGGGGGGTAAAAGTAATAGTGCTCATTTAACAGGATATGCTGCAGACTTAGTACCTTTGAATGGGGAAACTGAAGTATTTATTTGGTATATACAAAAGTGGTTAAAAAACAATAATATTATGTTTGATCAGTGTATAGATGAACATAATAAGTGGTTACATATTGCTCTAAAAAATAATAAAGAAGAGCAAAGAAGACAGATTTTTAAAATTAGATAATATGACTATTAATGAGATAGCAACAAGGTTAGAAAGGGATAAATGTTTAAGAAAACAAGGTAGAAGTACTGTGGCTAAAAGGTTACATTGTTCTGTAGAAGAGGTAGACAAAGCTAGAAAAATATTAAAAAATAACAATAGACCCAAAATACTAATATTTGATATAGAAACTGCTCCTATGAGGGCTTATGTTTGGGGAAGATGGAATCAAAATGTATCATTAAGTGAAACTATTTCAGAGTGGTTTATGTTGTGCTGGAGTGCTAAGTGGTTAGGAAGGGATGATGTCATTAGTGAGAAACTAACAGCTGAGGAAGCTTTAAGAGAAGATGATTGTAGAATTACAATGTCTTTATGGGAACTAATTAATGAAGCTGATATTGTTGTTGCCTATAATGGTAAAAAAGCTGATATAAAATGGATGAATACTAGATTTATAGTACATAGCATACCACCTCCTTCTTCCTATATAGTTATTGACCCTTGTGAAGTAGCAAGAAAAGTATTTGGTTTTTCTTCAAATAAACTAGATGCTTTAGCTGGCTATTTTAATATAGAGCATAAAATGGAAACCAACTTTGAATTATGGGATAAAGCACTAAGAGGAAGTCAAGAAGCTTTGGATTATATGTCTTTATATTGTGGAAAAGATGTTGAAATATTGGAGAAAGTATATTTAAAATTAAGACCTTGGGATAAGAAACATTTTAATTATTCTTCTTTTATTAATGAGGACTGCTGCCCTATTTGTGGTGGTACAATTGAAAAAATAGAAAAGAAATATATTACTTCTTCTAGTATATTCTCCCTTTATAGATGTAAATCTTGTGGTGCTATATCTAGGGGTAATAAAGGTTCTAAAAGTAATAGTAGTATTAAAATTTGTAGTCATTAATAATAGTGTAATATGGGAAAGAAAGTAAATAATAATTCAATGTGGGGAAATCTAACATTAGAACAAAAAAAGGAATTGTTTAATATTTACACTAAAAACGGTTTTAGTGATATAGATAATATAATTAGTGACTTTAATAAAAACCATAAAATTAATGAAAAGTTCAAAGAGCTACTCCCTACTATTACAAATAAAGATACTATAATAACATCAATTCCTTACAGAAAGGGGGGACCATTAAATAAAAATAAGGAAGCCAAAGAAGTAGCAGAAGGTAAATCTTATGATAATTATTCTTGGGATGATTTTTTAAAAGACCTTAATTTAGATGTAAGAAAAGAAACTTGGAAGGAACAAAATTTTGATGGTTATAGTGATGAGGATTTAAGATATCTATATGATAAATTAGGAGATGCTGGTTGGGATCCTGCTGTTGTTTCATATGCTATAAGGTCAGAATCTGGTTATAATCCCTATGTTCAAAATGAGAATGGTTCTTCAGCAATTGGGTTGGGGCAATTTACTAAAGGTACAATATATGATTTCTTAGGTAAAGATGTTGATACTATATATCAGTCTTATCTAGATAAAAGCAGGGATGTTAAAACTATTATAGATGAAACTATTAATTACTATAAGTATCTTCATGATAGGCTAAAAACAGAACCTGATAATATGGGTTATGGTAGATTGAAAGTTAATTTATTTGCTAAAAATGCATCACTTGATGCTACTTTACCAGATAATACATATGAAAAATCTCTAACTCAAGAGCAAAAAAAATATATAAAAAAGGGTACTGATACATATAGAACTTTAGCTAAGTATTATGATGATGAATATAATAAGTATCGTGGTGTCCCTACTAATAAAAAGGAAGATGGGGGTACTATAGATACTACAGATTATAATAAGCTTTCTGCAATTTCAAAAGCTTATAATTTTGTTTTACAAGAAGAAAATAATAAGTTTAATATTTTTGGGAGTGGTTATAATCCTATAAATAAAAAGTGGTATCCACATAAAAGTTTTGAAGGTGGGACACCAACTGTGGGGTATGGTACTAAATTAGGTACTGGAAGTAAATGGGCTAAAATAGCAGAGCTACAAGGTTTTCTTACAAATGAACAAGCAGAAAAAGCTGCTTATGACCAAGTTGTAGAGCATTATAATAATGCTAGGGATAGTGTAAATAAAGCTTATGGTGATGGTACCTTTGATGCCCTAGATCCAACAATTCAGTTCTTATTGTCAGACTTTGATTATACAGGTACTGGAATAGAAAAATTCCCTAAATTCTTTAATGCCGCTGTTAAGGGAGATGTTAAAAAGATGTTAGAGCAGTATAAAAGATACTCAAAAGGAAAACCATTAGGAAGAAACAAAGAAGTAGAAAAGATACTATTACAATTTAAGGAGAGGGCAGAAAGAAAAAAAAGGGTAGAAAATATGGAATCTCCAATTTCTGATTTCTCTGTTAAATTAAATTATAAAGATAATAATCCAGATGCTCCTGTATTTAGAAGAGGGGGTCATTTGAAACCACTTACTAATAATTATAAGTTAAATGGTAGCAATGCTAATTATATAACAAATAATTACAGTGTTGCTAATAATAAAGTTACTTCTGATAATAAATTATCTTATACAGAAAATTATGAATTCCCACTTTCTGATTATAGTACTTCTGTAGGCTATGATGACTTTTTTACCTATTTTTCTGATTATCTTGCTTCTAATGTAGAGAACAGTAAAAATAGTGAAAGAGGTGGCTGGCATTCTGGGACTAAAACTTGGACACCACATCCTTCCCCAGAAGGAGGAGAGCCTACTATAGGCTTTGGTTTAAAGATGTATGATGGTACACCCCAACAAATTTTATATAAAAAGCAAGGCTTTTTAACGGAAAAACAAGAAGAAACAATAAGAAAGGAAATCACATTTGCAAAATATAAAGATGCAAGAAATGCATTTAATAATATAAATAATGATGCAGATGCCTTTGATAAACTAAGTGATGAAGCTAAAGTGTTTGTAACAGACTATCAATATCAAACTAATAGTGGTGTACAGGGTTTTCCAAAACTTATGAGTGCTTTATATAGAGGTGATTATGATACTGCCTTTAATGAATATCATGTTTTTTATAAAAAAGATACTGGAGAAAAAGATAAAGATGGTAATATTATATATGAAACACTCCCAGACTATCATAGAGATAAAATACATAGATACTTTTTAGAAAGATTTAAAAATGGCTCTTATAAATTTTTTAAATAATTTTTATAAAAAATATTTGGAAATGTCATTTTTTTTACTTATCTTTGCATTAACTTAATAATTAAGGTATATGAAAAATAAAAAAATGTTAATAATAATTATTGCTGTTATAGCACTAGTAACTACACTTGGTATGATAAAAGTAATGCCATTTTATACTTCTTTAGTAGGACTTGCTACTTTTATAATTGGACTTATTTGTGGTTATCATTTAAGCAAGACAATAAAAGAAAAGGAAGTTATTATTGGTGCACCTTCAGAAATTAGGAAGGTTAAAAGAGCAAAGAAAGTAGCTAGTAAATAATATGGATAAGAAGATTATAGTAGAACTTTTAGAAAAGGATTTCTATAATACAGAAACATATAATTATAAAAGATGTAATGGGAAAAATGGGGTGGATGCTCAGTTTAATATAAATAGTCATCATACTGTAGATGAAAAGTTTACTACTGTTAGTGTTAAGCATCCTTACCCCTCCCAATATCAATATATAGAGTTATATTATAGAAAAAAAGATAAAGAAAAAAATGGCTGGTTATTATCCCCAGATAATAATAACTCTTCGTATATATTTGTATGGGTTGATAAAATGAATGGTACGAATAGTTTGGATAATATTAAAAAAGCTGAGTATCTTCTAATTACTAGGGAGAAATTAATAGAATGTATATTAACAAGTGGGTTATCAGAAAAAATATTACTCTCTTTAGTTAATATATGGAAAGAAAGTGATAGGGGAGGTCTTATTAAGTTTGATGGTATTTCATTTATATGCTCTCATAGGGGTAATAAATGTTCTATTGGACTATTAGTAGATAGATATAATTTAAAGAGATTTTCTTGTTTTCATAAATATTATATAAAATAAATTGTTTCACCCTAGAGCATTGGGCTATATAAGGTTCGATTCCTTACTAGGGACTAATAATAAAAATAAATTATAAATGAGAGAAGATTATAATAATATACCGGTTTACTATTGTAAACATTGTATGTCTTTGGGGGTAAAAGAAATGATTGGTACTGAAGGCTATTGTATAAACTGTGGTTCTACAGACATAGAGTATGTTGATTTTGATGAATATAAAAGTTTATACAAAATAAGATTTGGAAAAGAATTAACTAATAAATAATTATAATTATGGAAGAAAGAGTAGATATTCCAGAACTGGAGCAATTAAACAATCTCGATGTTAATTTCTCTAAAGAAGATTTTGAGAAATTGGAAGCACAAAATAAAGAACTAATGAATCTTATAAAGTCCCTTGATGCAGAGAGATATTTTAAGAGAATGGACTACTTATTTGAAGTAGTTAAAAATGCTAAAGAATTTGATGTTCCCTTTATAGAAAGGGTTGTAGCAGAAATAGAAATGGCTTTATATCAAGAGCCAACAACTAAAAAAGAAGAATAATACATGGTTAGAATAGATAAAGCAATACAAGTTCCCTGTAAGCTTTCTAGTAACTTCTTTCATGTTTGGCTAACTTTTTTTGCTCCTATACATAAAATAACACCGGGTGTTATGAGAATAGCAGCAGAATTATTAAAATATCATTATATTTTAAGTAAGAATATATTAGATAATAAGATACTAAATAACTATCTATTTACAAGCGAAGACATTAGAAATAAAATAGTAGAAACTTGTGGTATATCTTTATCTAACTATCATGTAAGCATTAATAAATTAAAGCAGAATAATTTTATAACAGAAGAGGGTATTAATCCTAAATATATTCCTCCTATAAGGGAAGAAGATAATAAAATAAATGTTCTGTTTATGTTTGAGATACTAGATTTAAAAGATAGTGAAAGAAATTTACAAGAAAGTAGCACAGAAACTAAATCTTAGTGAAAAAGATGTAAAAGATGCTTATGTGTCTTTTTGGGGAATTATAAAAGAAAAAATAGAGAGTCTTCCTTTTGATGAAGATTTGTCAGAGGAAGACTTTGATAAATTAGTTACTAGTTTTAATATACCATCTTTAGGTAAGTTATTTTGTACTTATGATAAGTATATTAAACATAAGAATCATTTAAAATATTTAAGTAATATATATGCTAAAAATAAAGAAAGTTAAACCACTGCTTAATCATATTATTACAACTGCTAATATTTATAGTAATAAAATTGATGAGTTGTCTACAGAGGGTCAAGAAAGTGGTGAATTTAAAGAATATCAGACAGTTGTTGCTGTAGGTCCCAATGTTAGTAATGTTAAAGTAGGTGATGTTGTAGTTATTAGTGGACAGGCTTATGCTAGACCAGTACATAAACAAAAAGAGGATAGTGTAACAGGATTGATGAATAGTGACTCTGTACAATATATGGTCCAATTTCCTATTTTATATATTAATGATGTACCTCATTTGTTCCTTTATGACAGAGATGTTGAATTTGTTCTAGAAGATTATGAAGAAACAGATGATACTATTACAGAAGAAAAAGTAGAAATAATTTAAATATAGCCCTCTTTATTAAGAGGGTTTTCTTGTTTATTATGAAGTTATTAAAATATGAGAATTACCAAGTATTACCTACAGAAGAAGCTTTTCTAGTCAAAGGTATAAAGGAACTATATAAAGCTGATAAGACAAAAAATAAAGATAATTTTATGCAGCAACTTAGTTATATCTATTTTATGGCAGACCCAAGAAGTCCTTATAATGAATATCCAGAAGAAGAGAAGTTTAACTACCTAATTCAGTATGAGGGTTTTCCTAAAAATTTTAAAGTAACAAAGAATTTAGAAGATGCTATTATAGATTATAAAAGATTAACTACTACAGCATCTATGAAATTATTAGACTCTATGAGAATAGCAATATCAAAGATTAGTTACTTTCTTGAGAATGTGGATTTATTTGAAACAGATGATAAAGGAAGACCTAAGTATAGTGCTGATAGAATAGCTGCAATGACTGATAAAGTTCCTAATTTAGCGAAGAAACTAATTGAAACTGAGAAGATTGTAGATTCTGAAATATTAGAGGTAGGTAGAGCCAGAGGAGGTAATGAAAATAAAAAATTATTTGAAGATGGAGTATAAAGAGATAATAAACGAAATAATAGATGGATTAAATTTCTATAATAGAGATTACAATGGTACTTTCATTTCTAATACAGTAATAGAATCTTCTAAAGGACCATATAAATGTTTTAAGGATATACACTTTTCTTTATATCATAAGTATTTAAGTAATAATACTGTTGTGTTTGAAATAAATTATATGGCTAAAGAAATAGATGGAAGTATAGATAGAGATTTGAAAAATGTTAAAAATCTAATATGCTCGGAGGTATTTAAAATTATTAGTAATAAGGAAGAGTTACAAAGATATGGAATTAAACAAAATACAAACACCTTTAGATGATTTACATATCGAGAATTATTCAAGAGAAATACAAGATCAGTTTTGGGAATTCTTTAATTCTGTTCCTTTTATTAAGAATTTAACATCTATAGACAGAAAAAGAGCCTGTGAATTACCAAGAGATAGTAGTGGTAAAATAATAATAGATATTACAAACCCACATATCTTAGAAGATGTAGATTATTTTAGACAGACAGCAATACATTATCAAAAAACTGGAAAGTTTACTGACTTAAAACCTAATGGTAATAAAAATAGTGATTATTATAAGTGGGTTACAGAAGAGGTAAGAAGATGTAGGGATGGTTATGTAAGAGAAAGTGATGGGGAGTGGGTAACAGGAGATTACTATTTCTTCCTAAATTATTGCCCAATGCTTATATCTGTTACAGATGATAGTGGTAAAGGGAAAAAGAAAAATAAAGCAAAGAGAATAGTTGACTTTCCAAGATTTTGGGAAGGGCACTATTGGATAACACATTATCTTTATAAGGCTAGACAGGAGGGTCATCATGCTGGGGAATTGTCAAGTAGAGGTCGTGGTAAGACTTATTTAGGTGCTGCTTTTTTAACTAAGAGATTTATATTAGGGGAATCAAAAGATGTTAATAGGGAAGTACAATGTGTAGTGACTGCCTATGAAAGAAAATTTATTAGTGGTGCTAATCAGATATTGGATATATTTAAAAAGAATATAGATTTTCTAGCAACAAATACAGAGTTTCCATCTAAGAAGTTAGTTAACTCTATGCAGGGACTACAAT